TTCACAAAGGTTGTAGATATCGTACAGACATTTGGTGAACAGCAGACAAACAAGGAATGGATTCTGGATGAAACAGAAAAGTTCTGTAAGGACAAGGCGGTGTATAATGCCATTGTTCAATCCATTCAAATCATTGATGGTAAAGATAAGAAGTTTACAAGTGAGGCCATTCCAGAAATTCTTAAGGATGCTCTCGGTGTCAGCTTTGACAATAGTGTTGGTCATGATTATTTGACTGACTCGGATGATAGATTTGATTTCTATCACAAAACAGAAGAACGCATTCCATTTGACTTGGATATGTTCAATAAAATCACAAAGGGTGGATTGCCGAACAAGACATTGAACATTGCTTTGGCAGGCACTGGTGTGGGTAAGAGTTTGTTCATGTGTCATATGGCAGCAGGTGCCATGAGTCAAGGCAAGAATGTATTGTACATCACAATGGAAATGGCAGAAGAACGCATCGCAGAACGTATTGATGCCAACTTGATGAATGTTACAATGGATGACTTGAAGAATCTTCCTAAGCAAATGTTTGATGATAGAATTTCTCGTATCAGAAACAAGACAGAAGGCAAGCTCATCATCAAGGAATATCCTACAGCATCAGCACATTCAGGACACTTTAGAGCATTATTAAATGAATTGAACTTGAAGAAGGAGTTTCGTCCTGACATCATCTTCATTGATTATCTAAACATTTGTGCCAGCAGCAGATTCAAGATGTCTGGAAGCGTGAACAGCTACATTTACATCAAAGGTATCGCAGAAGAACTTCGTGGCTTGGCAGTGGAATTCAATGTTCCTATTGTGTCAGCTACACAGACTACAAGGAGTGGTTATGCAAATAGTGACATGGAGCTTACTGATACTAGCGAGTCATTTGGACTTCCAGCAACTGCGGACTTCATGTTTGGTATTATTTCCACAGAAGATTTGGAGAAGCTCGGACAACTACTCATCAAACAACTGAAGAATCGGTACAATGATCCTTCTCAGCACAAGAGATTTGTGATTGGTGTGGACAGAGCCAAGATGAGATTGTATGATGTGGACGCGTCTGCACAAAGAAACATCATGCAGGAAGACGCTAAAGTTGAGCAAAAGCCTACCACTTTCACTTCCAAGATGTTTGCAAAGAAGAATTTTGACAGCATAAAATTTTAGTATAAATACGTTGGACAGACGGAGGGTTCTATGTACTTGGCAAGTAAACTGCACAAGGAATTGAGACACCATTTCCCTGCTGATGAAATCATCGGGCAAGAAATCCCATATGGTGTCATTACCAAACGTCTGAACAAAATTCTTCGTCCTTTGGGGGCAAGAATTCGTGTAAAAAGAGACAAAGAATTAAAAGTGAAACGTGGAAGTGTGAAGCAGCCATATAATTTTTCTGGCTATTATGATACAGGCAAAAAGAAAAATGCCATTGTATTGAATGCTCATTTCACACCCACCAGAAACACTTTTAAATTCACACGACACAATTATAATGGATTCATTTTCATGTTGTCGCAGATTACACAGCATGAATTCATCCATGAAAGTCAATTTTCTTTTCGTCCGGACCAAGCAGAACGAAAAGTGAAGGTGTTCCATTCAGATAAAATATCTAAAAAACGTTTATCTGAAATTGAATATCTTCGTGAATGGTGTGAGATTGAAGCCTATGCGCATGATATTGCCATGGAAATCAATTACTACTATTCACACCTAAGACCATCCACCGTTATCAAGCACATTGATACGCATAACAAGCTGTATAGCTATATGTTCTATAAGCGTGCTTTTAAAGGGACAGATTGGACTCGCTTGAAAAAGTCTTTATTGCGTAAAATCTGGCGGTGGATCCCCTCAGCACAGGGCCCCATCGCCGTGTAAGTTGTTGATTTGCAAGCACTTACAAGGGCTTGACAAATGGACACAATAGTGTTATATTTAATATGGGGAGAGAATGCTCCTCACTAACAATCACGGGGGATACAGGTATGTCTGAAAATTCGATGGACCTTCTTGGAATGGCCAAGGGGTTGGTGGAAGGCTCTTTAAGAACGTGGGCAGATGTAGATTTAGATGAACAGGAATATCTAGACCGTCTGGCCACTTTTGGTGAAGGCTTCCATGACTTCCTACAATTTCAAGACATGGAAAATGGTAAAACTGATGTAGCAGGTGCTTGACATTTGGTTGTAAGTGTGTTAGAATTAAGGTGTAGGTGAGCAGTCAAACTTCTTTCTCATTGGAGGCTGTATTATGCGTAATTCTGACAAGGTTTCTTTCGTTTGTTTCACTAACGGCGGGTCGCGTACTAATGGCAAGACCATTGGCACCAAGATTCGGTTCACTAACGACCGGACTCGCTACACCAAGGCGCTTGGTAAGCTCGGTGTCACCTCAGTGGTTTGGGTTGACCTTCCGAATGCCATGACCAAGTCTCAGGCCATTGACTATCTTCGTGCATCTTCTGATGCCACGATTTCGGAGCAGGCATATCAGGATGCCATTGCATCTGCGGCTCGCCGTCTCCGCCCTGCTAGCAAGGCTGCCAAGACTGTAAAGAAGGGTAAGTAAGTAATAAATGGAGCGCACGGTTTCACGCCCGCCGTGCGCTCCTCAATTGAAAAGGGCGACATAAGGAGATATACTATGTCACAGAATGACCGTCTTGTTCGTTACCTCTCAACTGGTCGTACCATCAGCGTAGCTCAGGCTCGGAGCCGTTTCGGCATCCGTAACCTTCGCGCCCGCGTGAACGACCTTCGCTCTGAGGGTTTCTGCGTGTACACCAATCGTGGTGAGACCACGACCTATCGCATGGGTCGTCCTTCACGCGCCATCGTTGCTGCTGCCTACCAGACTGCTGGTAGCCGTATCTTCGGCGGTAACTAATTAACTACACAGGAGAGACAATCATGTTGGTTTGGTATCATTATTTCATTTTAATGATGTTCATCGCCATGATTGTCTCTCCTGTATGGTTTTTTGGTAAGGTTAGTAAGTTACTATTCGATGAGGCTGAGCCACATGAACCTGTAGTTCAGCACATCAATATTAAAACCATTCTCCCAAACGAGGACTCTGTGGAACTCATTCATGCTGATGAGAAGGTGTTACAGAATCTAGACAAGATGATTAGGACATCTAGAAAGAAGCATGTTAAGCAGCTATGGAAAATTAAAAAGGCGGAGTTTGAACGCCAACTACGCTGGAAGGCTACTAAGAGGTCCATCCATGTCTAAACATGGAACCACATTGGAGCTTCTCCGTAAGCTCGGTGAATTAAGGTCCGAGTCGTATGAAATCAATTGGGAAGAATGGGACCAGGAAAATATGCAAGAAGACCTGGAAGAGGCAGTTGCTCAAGGTGTATCTCAGTACGAGGAAAGATTTCTTGACTTGGCTGACACACTAGGTGATGTTGAATTGGATGAAGAAAATGTATCGGAACTTGAAGAAGTCATTGATGTTTTGGTACAGGGATATGTGATGCAATCCATGTTTCGTAAGAAAAAGGCAATTGAGGATTTCATTTCATCCATTTGAAGATAAATAGTAGAAACCAGAATCTGGACTACTATGGCTGCTAAAAGCGACAAAAACACACATCTCGAACACCTAGAAGATGACATCATCAATCTAGGATATAAAGGCGCCCAACAATCCATAGCGTTTGTTGAGGCGCTTTTTGAGTTGTTTCAAGGTAAAAGCAACAGAAAATTGAACATCACTGTGAAATGGGACGGCGCTCCTGCTGTGGTGTGTGGGAAAGATCCGGAAACTGGAATGTTCTTTGTGGCCACCAAACATGGTGCTTTTGCCAAAGACATGAAACTAGGCTTCACAGAAGAACTCATTGACTTCTATTACGGCGGCGGCCCCGCTGAAGTATTGAAATCTGTGTTTCAAGAATTGAAGCATCTACCCTTCAAAGATGTTTTACAGGGTGATGTGATGTTCACAAACGCCATCAAGAAAAATACACAAATTGATGGCAAAGAATACATTACTTTCAAGCCCAACACCATCATGTATGCTGTTCCTACAGACGATTCCTTAGGGAAAAAGATAGGGGAATCCAATCTTGGAATAGTGTTCCATACTAAATATACAGGAAGGGGAGCCGTCAATCAAATGTCTGCTTCCTTTGGTGTTGATGTCAGTAAGCTAAAATCTAAAACAGCTTGGATCCAGGATGCGTCATATCAGGATATGTCTGGTAAAATGACGTTGACAGCCCAAGAAACCAGAACGGTTAGTTCACACATTGCTTCTGCCAAAACTAACGCCATCTCTGCGAGAAAGTTTCTAGATGAATTGGCAACACAGACAATTGATTTAACCGTGGGTTATATGTTCAAGATTTTCGTGAACAGATTGGTGCGGGAAGGCACTCCTATCAATGAGCGCTCTCTCGCCGGTTTAGAATCATTTGTCATTGACAGAGTTGCCAAGAAAGAAGCAGGGATGAAAACAGCAGCAGGACAACAGAAGTATGCGGGATTGAAAAAAGAATTACAAAAATACATTCGTGATAACAGCGTCAACTTTCGTTCCATGTTCAAGTTGTATTCCGACTTGTTGACTGTGAAAAATATTTTTGTGAAGAAGTTGAATGAGGCTCAAGGCATTCCCACCTTCATTGAAACACCTGAAGGATTCCGTGTCACAGACCCAGAAGGATATGTGGCGATTGATAGAACAGGAAATGCTGTGAAGTTGGTGAATAGAATGGAGTTCTCACAAGCCAATTTCAATGCTGTGAAAGATTGGAGCAAGACACCAGTAGGACCCACAGAGTTGGAAACAGAAATGAAAACGTTGGTGTTCTCTTGGGGACGGTTAAATCCTCCCACAATAGGACACAAAAAGTTGGTTGACAAAGTATTAAGTGTTGCCAAGTCCAAGAAGGCGGACCATGTTGTGTTGTTGACACGAACACAAAAGGCACCTAAAGATCCTTTATCACCTGATGATAAGTTGATGTTTGCAGAGAAGATGTTTCCTAATGCAAACGTGAACATTGCCACAAGAGAATTAAGTACAATATTTGCTTGGTTGAAACATTGGAATGGTCAATATGATAAGTTGGTGTTGATATGCGGGTCAGACCGAGTACCTGAGTTTGAAAAATTGTTGCAAACATATAATGGAAAAGATTACACATATAAAGCAATAGAAATAATATCAGCAGGTGAGCGAGATCCAGATTCTGACGGCGTAACAGGAATGTCTGCAAGTAAACTTCGCGGATATGCACAAGCAGGAGATTACAAGAATTTTCGAAAGGGATTACCAAGCACATTTAGCGAAGCAGACGCCAAGGCACTTTATCAAGCAGTCATTCAAGGGATGAATTAATGGCACAATATATCAAGCCACAAGATGTACAAGATGGAGAACAACGATATGAAGTTGTCATGCTTGCAGCAGGCAAGGATGGTAGCGTGGTTGAAGCTACCAATCCATTACCTGTCACTGGCGGTTATGGAAGCAACAATTCATTACTAGTATCTCTGGGTGGCACAAACCTTGATGCGTTTGGCCGCCTTCGTGTTTCTGACACGCATACTCTTGCTGATTATAGCCATATCTACGGTGAAGAAGTTGAACTTCTGACCAGCACAAGCGGTTCTGGATCAAAAACACTTCGCGCCAATGAATCTTCGATTCGTTTATCTGTAGGCACAGGCAATGGTGATTATGTCATTCATCAAAGCAGAATGCATCATCATTATATGCCAGGAAAAAGTCAATTGGCATTAATGAG